ATTACGCAGTACATAGTCACGAGCAAACACCTACATATCCAAAGTGGACAGTTAGTGGAGTTAGTGAAGTAAAGAAGACACAAATCAGGTTGTGGAACTCTCGACCTGATATAGAGTATTATGAGATAGGAGTATTCGATGGGGATTGGCAACCAATACCCTTTGTTACAGCTTATAAGATTCTCCCTGTCGAATACTTGCAAGAAGTTAAGATTGATATATACATTAGGGAAAGTAACATAGCAGAAGCTAGATATGTCTGTTCTTTATCTAAATTAAGGAGTAACGATGAGAGTCAAACTTTGTTAGCTACTAGGATATGTTCAAAATTCAAATAAAATGTTTGCTGTTGCTAATGCTTAGTACACAAGTCATAGCTAACAGTAGCACATCCTTAAACCTACAATTACCGAGTGGTGGCTCATCTTTTGGTACAGATAGTATTAAAGCAGGTGACTTAGACTGCTCAAACAGCATAGGAGGGTCAACAGTATTTGATGTCGGCATGACTGGCATTGTTAATAACGCTGTAACACCTATCATTGGCAAAGAAGACCCAAACAACCCTGAAGCAAAACAAATAGGTGTCTATGCAAGAATTGTTATACCACTTGATGCACCAAGAGAACGTATAAACTGTAACACGCTCTATCAACTTGAGCTACAAAGACGTAGGCTAGAGGTTGAAAAGTTGCGCCAAGAAATAGAACTGTTAAAATCTATGCAACAAGGAGATGGTTTTGACAACTGATTTAGGTGAAAAGGTAGCAGAAATAGAAGGCTTGGTCGATAAACGACTAAAGCTAGGAAGTTTAAGGTTTACATACACTCAGTTAGTAGGTGCATTTGCTCTGCTTTCTACGATTGTGGGTTCACTCTATGGAGGGTTCTTAATGTATCAAAAAGTTGAAGGAATCGCAAATTTGGACTTAGGAGCAATACAGGCATCTATGGAGGCTACGTCAGCAGATGTACTTAGAGTAGAAGAAGTAGCTAAAGAAATTAAGGTAGAACTTAAAGAAGACCTTGCTAGATTACGCACAGCACAATATAATCTTGAGAATAGGATTGATTCTAAACTTCAATCTATAGATGTACGCATTACTACAATGGACAATAAGCTTGATAAATTTGACATACAGTTAGACGATACAGAAGAGAAACTAATGAAGCGAATACAGCAGTCATTAGACAACCCACTAAGTAACTGATAACATAGGAGATATTATGCCAAAACGCGGAAGAAAAAAACCACCAGTAAAGAGGTACTGATGACAGCAAAACAACAAGCACAGCTCGATAGACACGAGAAACAGATTGCCGACCTTTATAAAGACGTAAGAGAAATAAAGAACATGAACTTAAAATTTATGTCTATGGGTAAAGGATTATTAATAGGCTTTGCGGTTATGGTAGCGGCTGATATTGGTATTGGCGAAATAATTATGAAACTTTTATGATTGCTTTTCTTACAAACATAGCACCGATAGGCTTAGGCTTCATTGCTAAATTGTATGCACTCAAGAGTCAAGCGGCTTCTGACCAACAGAAGCTAATGATAGAAAATTTACAAGCTCGTAACGATTCAATTAATCAAGCTCGTCAAATGGCAGAAAAAGAGTCTCCTATGGCGGCTATGAACCGGCGAGTTATAATCTTTGTAATACTAGCACTTGTTATATTTACACAAGTAGCACCAGTCATATTTAACGTGCCAACAATCGTACCTACTGTTAAGGAAGGTTGGAGCATATTAGGGATGTTTCAGATAACTCCGGATGTTATAGAGTATGTGAAATTAGAAGCAGGTTCTGTAGTCAAAATGGACGAGCTTTTTAAATGGGCTTCTATGATTATTGAGTTCTACTTCGGTGGGCAACTTGCAAAAGGTAGATAATAAGGAGAAACTATGGCAGTAAAAATAGAATATAAAGACATGCCGCACATGAAACCTGTGCCAATGGAAACAAAAAGCAAAGGTTTGTTTGGTGGTATTTGGTTGTGGATAGCAACGACAAGAAAATGGGAAATTACAAAAGACTGGAAGTATGCAATTACGCATGAAGGTAATGCTCATCCAACTTACTATGTAATACCTAAAGGATTTGTTTTTGATGGCGCTAGTGTGCCTAAATTTGCACGTTCTTGGTTAAGTCCTATGGGTGTGTTGCTTTCAGGTGGTTTAGTCCATGACTGGCTATACAAGTATGAGTCATTAAACTTAGGTGGTAAGAAAGGTCATACTGAAAAGAAAACTCAAAAGTATGCTGATGAGTTGTTTCGAGATATTTGTATTGACGTTAACGGATTTAAAGTAATTAATTACATAGCTTATTATGCTTTAAGGCTTGGTGGGTTTATGGCTTGGAACGGACACAGAAAAAGAAATCTGAAACCTGTTTAATTAAATGGTTGCTGATATACAATTACCTGATAGGTTAATACCTGTTTTTGAAGGCACAGCAAGAATACGTGGTGCTTATGGAGGACGTGGTTCAGGCAAGACAAGAAGTTTTGCTTTGATGACCGCCGTTTTTGGCTATAGATGGGGTATGAGTGGAGTGCGTGGCACGATACTTTGCGGACGTGAGTTTATGAACTCGCTAGGTGAGTCTTCTATGGCAGAAATTAAATCTGCAATATTGAGTGTTGATTGGCTTGCAGATTATTATGAAATAGGTGAAAAGTTTATAAGGTCAAAAGATGGCAATATAACTTACACTTTTGCAGGATTAAGACGTTCACTAGATAGTATTAAATCGCAGTCACGAATATTAATAGCTTGGGTTGATGAAGCTGAGTCAGTTAGTGGTAGAGCATGGGATTTGCTTATGCCTACAGTTCGAGAAGAAGATAAGAGTATAGGATTTAATTCAGAGATATGGGTGACGTGGAATCCTGAGTCTAAATATTCAGCTACACATGAAAGATTTAGAGAAAAGTTTCCAAGTGATTCAAAAATAGTACAAATGAATTGGCAGGATAACCCTTGGTTTCCTACAGTTCTTGATGACCAAAGATTAGAAGATAAAAATAAAAGACCTGAGTCATACGAACATATATGGGAAGGTGGGTATCTTATATTTAGTGAAGGTGCATATTATTCTTCTGAATTACGCAGAGCTAAAGATGAAGACAGAATTACAAAGGTCAGATATGACAGAGCCAAAGGTGTAATTACAAGCTGGGATTTAGGAATAGGAGACAGTACGTCTATTGTATTTGCACAGTTTGTAGGCGCTGAAATACACATTATTGATTACTATGAGGCTAGTGGTGTAGGACTAGAGCATTATGTTAGAGTGTTACAAGATAAAGGCTATGTCTATGACCAACACGTATTACCACACGATGTCAGAGTAAGAGAGTTAGGCTCAGGTAAATCACGTATTGAAATGTTAGAAGATTTAGGCATACATAACATAGAGATAGCACCATCATTATTAATTGACGATGGCATACAACAAGTTAGAACAATGTTAGACAAATGTTTTTTTGATGATGAAAACTGTGAAAAATTAATTGATTCATTACTTGCTTATAGTAGAGACTGGGATGACAATGGCAAGACATGGAGGATGAGACCAAGACACGATTGGAGTTCACATGGTGCAGATGCAATGAGATACTTAGCTATAGGTTATCGACCATTTACTGAAAACTGGGATAAACCAATAAGAAGAAAACTTAAAGGTGTTGTTTAATTAAATATTTCTTAAAGCATGTTTCATTAATTCTCTTTCTTTATCCTTAGCTAATTCAATGCGTTTTTTTTGTGAGCCTCTAGGTTTTCCACCTTTGCTTGGTGTATAAGGTGCAAAAACTTTATCAGGCTCAGTATGTCTATTTAAACGATTTCTAGCGGCTGATTCGGTTACCTTTAATTTACGTGCTACTTGCCTGACTGTTACTGTCTGACCATCATCAAGTATATAGCTCTTTGTCCGTAATTTTCCCATGCCTAAAAAACTCGTACATCAAAATTCTCACTCATAATTTTAGCTCGTACAACAGAACTGTCGCTCATAATTATAGGATGTACCTTTCGTATTGGGCAAACCACATAGCTATATATAATGCTGACCCAGTAATTACCCAAATACACATATGTTTTATAACCTTAGCGGCATTGATTAAATCTTTCATTTATTCTCCTTAATTAATTTATTAATTAATGCATTGCGAGTATCAATAAAAACAGCAACTCGTCTTGCTAATATTTTTGACTCTTCGTTGCCTTTAAGTAAATCACCTAATATATCCATAGACCTCTCAGCCGAGGTTTCTTTGTCGGCAAATGCCATAAGTTCGTCATCAGAGTATTTACTGTTCATATCAGCATAATGTTTATTTTTCATCGTCTTTTTCTTTGGTTAATTTAGGCATACCTAAATCCATTAACAAAAGTACAAGACCGGCTGACACCAATCCTGTACCAATCAAAGCTAAAAGAGGAACTGTAATTTCAAACAAGAAGGTCATAAATCTCCTCAATAATCGTACTCATTTTTTTTCTGCGGTCAATCTCATGACCAAACTTACGACAAGCTTTTTCTAACGACTCTTTTGTAAAATTTTCATTCAAGTATTCAATGTTTAAACTTCTTGAAAGATATGGCTT